CTGTTGGTGCCGATAGCAGCAAACTTAATTGAGGTATTATTAATAAAATGATGGAGAGCTCTAGCAGCTCCTGTGAGTTTGCTCTCTCCTAATTGAGACCATCCCCCTATTTTTTCAGGGGTTTCATATCTGAAACGCACATAGTCTCCACCGGTCCATTGCCCTTCGGCAGTGGTTGGTGTGACTTGTTTATTAAATCCTGGTAGAAAGCCTATCTTTTGTAGCATAGAAAAATCCGTTTAAGATATGATTATACTACATCTTAGCAGGAATCAACACTTAACACCATCCATTTTTATAGTCAATTGCCATCACTTCTTTAGCTTTGGCTTTTTGGGCTTCAGTAATGGTCCGTGGTTCGTGTTCCCTGAGCCTTGTTTTCTGTATCTTTTTCCCACCTAACTGTTCCAGGAATGGAAGCAGCTTAGTATCAATCTCTTTCATGTTCCACACATGGGTATAGATCCGTGGATCAGGGCCCAGCATATCTGTGTTCGTTCGACAATGAATCCTGATGTAATTGTTTTTTAAGTGATGCTCATAGGCATCAAGGAAGTGATCCAAGTTGTTAAGATTAGGATACTGTTCCTGACAATAATAAAATCCTCCAACGATCTTGTCTATCGGATCACGGTACACGGCAATACGAATCTCACAGTCTTTGAGTTCTTTATGATAAGATTCAAATCCTTTCTCACGTCCAATGTAAGAGTCTTGTCCACAATGATTCTGAATATTGGTTCCACTATAGGCTGTAGGTTTTTCGTTCCAGAGAAGCTGACCTAGATAGTTAATGATGGTCGTGGATCCTGCTTTATTATTCCTGACATACCCTAGACGTTTACCGCCCAAAGTAACACGGACTAAGGCCATTATTTAGGAATGCCCAAGAGGGGACGTCCATCTAATACATTAGTTTTAGCAAACGGACCGTTGGCATGATTATAATGTAGAAAAACTTGTGAACAAACTTTTCCTTGAAAAGGTTCTCGCCAGTGTTCGAGTTCGCAACCTGAATAAATAAGCATGTCTCCCACTTTAAGATCTATGCGCACTCCTTTGGGAGCTCCGGGTTTAAGTTGTGGTATTTCTTCATAAGCTCCGTCAAAAGTGTTTCGTTTACCAATCACAAAGTCAGCTCCAGTAGGATCTAAATAAATAGGCCAAGGATTTCCACCTAGATGTAACGTGGTAGAGATTTCACAACTCGGTCGATCTTTATGACGATGTAAAATATTTCCTTTTTCATAGAGTCTTGTGTACGAATACGTTGGGAGTAGCTCCATGCCTGTCTTTGCTTTCATAATGGGAATCATATATTGAAGTAGTGTTTCCATAACCCAATCGGCATATTTAGAATAACAACCCGGCACCTGCTCATCTTTTCCTCCAAGCAAAGGACTATAAGGATTCACGTGATTCTTTTTCACCATATAATTCACAGCGTCTCGCTGTAGCATCATATAATTAAAAATAAAGTTCGCTAGCCCTTTAGAAAGGGCTCCTCTAATCACTTGATATTTTTTTGTTTTAAAACTCATCCTACTTTTCCCTCTTCATTGACTTGAATAAAATTAAAAGAAACCGATACACGCCAACCCTTTTCTCCTTTTTCTTTAGACTCATTGATTTCCACACCATGGGGAACCCATGCAGGAAACATAATTATTTGTCCTTCGATCGCAGGATAGATCACTATGCGCCATAAGGCTCGAGGTATTCCCTTCACACGTCGAGGGAGCATAATATTAGGTCCGGGTCTTGGATCTTCGACAAATAATCTTCCTGAGTCCTTTGGAACTTTTACATAGTAGACACCTGACCATTGAGAGTTGGGGTGTATATGTTGTTTGTTATAGGCTCCAGGGTAGTTAATGTTCGCCCACATATTCCCTAGTCCTGGTTTAGGTTCCATACCATAGTCTTGAAAAACTTCATGTTGCATGGCAAAAAGTTCATCGGTTAAAGGTTTATATTCTTCTTTAAAATTCATATCGGTGGGACTATGCCAGCCTCCACCAGCATTCGTTTTGATTTCACTTTTATCTTTTTTACTCCAGGCTTTAATGAGAGGATATAAATACTTATTCATTTTTTGAGGATCCTTAACCATTTTAAAATAAACAGGAGTGGGGAATAAAATTTCACGGTTCATTTTTCACTCCACCAAAAAATTAAGGTTTTCCTATCCTTATCTTTAACTTTTTCTACTCCATGCCATACGTTGCTTCCATTAAAAAAAGTTAATAATCCTATTTTAGGCTTTACTTTAATTCCGTTCTTTGTAAAAAATAGACCTCCCCCAAAATCCTCGTTTAAATAAATCGAACTACTATAAGTAGTGTTAGGTCTATAGGTATGAATATGCAGTTCAGAAGATGAAGTTTGGTTCCAATTTTGAGTTTGTGCTTGCTCTATTTTTAGATTTAAATTAAATTTTTTATTTAAAAATTTTCCAACTTTTTGTGCTATAGGATCTTTAGTAATATCCTGAGTTCTTGAGGGCCAATCAAAATTTCCCACACCTAGATCTTTTATCGTGGAGGCATACCTCTTGCATTCCCTCTTGGATAAATAATTTTCAAAAATATAAACAGTCTCTCTGCCTTTTTGAAGTTTTTTCATTTAAACGGAGGTCCTCCAAACCACATCACTAAAGATCGTCTCATGCCTTTCTTAACTTTAGATACACGATGACGAATCATACTACAAAAGAAAATGGCTTGTCCTTGCAAAAGTTGAGGAGGTTTATTACCTTTTGTCATAAACTCGAGATCGCCTCCTTCAAATTCATTATCAGGAGAAAGTAAAATGGTCATAGATATTTTTCTAACTGGAGGTTCAAATTGACAGTTCACCTCGGCATCCATGTGCCAGTCATAAAATCCTCCTTTAGGGTATTCGGTAAATTGTGCAGGCTCGGTAATAGTCATACCTTCATAACCAAAGTGATTGCCGTTGACTTGTTTCATCGTTCGTTCAATAATTTTATACATGTCGGGCATCACCTTAAAAGGAATCCAACTGATGGTGGTAATTCTTTTTTTAGTATCGTAATTTCCTCCAGGTCTTTCGTGATGCCCTACCTCAGCCTCTTGGGTCTTTTGCTGATGGCCTATGTTAATAATATCCTGACACTGTGCAGGATTAAAGATGGGGGCTGTCGTATTAGCCAGTAAAGATTTCCATTTAGGTTCAAACATTATTGAGCCGTCCTTGAAGAAACGGGATTATAATCAACATCACAATTACACACCAACGTTCTTCGTTTTGCTTTTTTATTGGTGAAAGGATAAACGACATGTCGCATGTCATAGGGAAAAACATAAAAGTCTCCAATCTTCATTTTAGGAGAATAGTCAGCGGTTACAAATTGACCCGCTGCACTTCCCATGATTTGAAGTTGACCGTTCATCGGTTGATCGGGTCGGGCAATTTCGGGTCCCATATCTTTGGGAAGTTTAAGAATCATCACCGAAGATAATCCCGTATAAAGCTTGCCTTTATGAATATGCACAGGATTATAATCCCCTGCTTTCATCTCATTAACCCAGATCGAATTGATATCCATCTTATATTCGTGTGTTTTATTCCATTGTAAATAATGATCAAAAATAGAATAGAACCATTTCTTTATATCCTCAGAAACATAATCATGCATGTGCATTTTACTCGTGGTAGGCCCTGAAAAAAATAAGGAAACTTCATCAGGAATTTTTCCTGCGAGTTGCTTGCTGGCATTAGGTAAATGTTTTTTTTTGGTTTCATAAAGTTCATTGAGTCCAACAAAGACTTCCAAAGGAACTTGATATTTTAAAACCGATTGTCCGAGAAATACAGGATCAAAGTTCATTTTTTCTTCTTTCATATTCTCTTGCCCGAGAGGGAAGACCTTCAATTTCTGTGGGAATATAATCTGTCGTCGCTGCCATCAGATCTTTAGGTACTTCACTGGTTACTATTTTAACAGGGACTTCTTTATATCCTAGTTCATGAGCAGCTAACCAACGATTATTACCAATACAACAGATATACCTTTCTTCTTCTTGAACACAGAGCAAAGGATTAACCATTCCTCTTTTCTTCATCGAGTCTCTTACCTTTTGATAAAAAGGACTCTCCCTTTGGTTCTCCGGATTATTTGCTACTTGTTGATTTCTTAGAAATACTTTTTCGATTGGCACCATCATACTTCAATTCTCCCGATTGTCTCACCCGTTTTAATGTTTCTAGTTGACCCAGTACATTAAAGACTTCAGGTTGTGAAGAGCCTGGTGTCAAGGTTGCTTTCTTTTCTTCGAGTTGATGCAGGTAAGAGTCAGCTTGATGGGTGTTTACATCTTTATCATCAAACGTACCATCATGAAATTCTTTCTTAAGTTTAGACCAGGTTGAAATTTCTCTCATCCTTGCTTTAGCTACGAGTTCCATAGTGGCTCGACCATAAAGCTTTTCTTCGAGTTCAATCTTCGCTAGTTTCTTTTCAAATTTATCTTCATTAGGGTCTATAATTTTGTGTTCTAATTTTTCAATCTCCACATCATTCTTTCGATATTCAAATGATAAGTGCATGAGATTTTCAAAATGGGTATTCTGTTCTCGAACCGATTGCCAATACTTAGCGGCATTGTTTCCATATTTATTATCGGATAGAACCGAGAAACGCATTTCAGTTTCCGTTCTAAACATTTGTTTCTTTGTCCAAGTATCCTGAAGTTCAGGAACCATCTTTTTAAATTCAGACGCTTCAGATTTATCGAGTAAAACCATAAGGTGTTTCACTTCCTTATTAGCGTGCTGTTTAATACTTCTTTTTTCTTTATTCATTCTTTCTCCAATATAGTTATTTTAAAACTAAATGCAAGGCTTATGAATTCGTAAAGGTTTGCACCTGGGCACCTGCAGTCCATTCTTCTGTTACATTACTATAAGGTATACCACTGCCACTTCCTCCCCAGTAAACGGAATTTCCCGAAGGACTATTGGCGGTAGCTGCTCCATTATATCTTCCCTGTGCCAAATCTGCTACTTCTGTCCAACACGTCCCATCAAATGTTTCTGTATAAGCTTGAAAACCTGGTGATCCTCCACAAAACATCCCAGCTGTTTCTGTTCCACACCCACTGTTCTGGTTGCTTCTTGCATTATTTATATTATTCGCGGCAACCCAACTTGTACCATTCCAGGTAGACGAAGTATTGACTGCAGATCCGGTGTAGCCTCCAGCCATTACTGCTGCTGTTTGTGTTCCAAAAGTTGCCATTGATTGTGTAGCTACAAGTAAATTATTTCCTTCTGTCCAAGACGTTCCATTCCAAGACTCCACTCCATCATATGTTGTTGGAGAGGGTCCCGGGGGTCGTTCTCCTCCTGTACAAAGAGCGGCTGTGGAAGTTCCACATCCGTTTACTTCTTTTCTTGCCACAAGAATATTATTTACTTCTGTCCAAGAGGTTCCATTATAAGTTTCACAAACGTTAGTCATCGGGTAAGCATCAGCGTAACCAGTAAAGGCAATCGCTGCAGTTGCAGTCCCTGCACTTCCTAAAGAGTATCTTGTTGTATTTAAATTATTTACTTCTGTCCAAGAGCTGCCACCATATAATTCAACTTGATTTTGTAGAGTAGGGCCCGAAGTTCCTCCAATACATAGAGATGAAGTTTGAGATACTCCTGCACCAGCTGAGTTATTTCTTGGTGTATTTAAAGCTCCACCTGAAGACCAGGCTCCAGCAACAGTAAGATAACCTTTTAGAACGTTGCTCGTTGTG